GGGTCGGGTCTGCCGTGCAACGCCTCGCGCAGTTCGCGGTTTTCGCGCTCCAGGTCGGCAATAATCAAGTCGCGAGTCTCGACCATGCGGCGCGAGGCTTCGAGCAGGGTTTGCAGTTCTTCGCTCATTCTTGTTCCTCCGGGTGCGGCAGCTTCTTCCACATCTGCGTTATCAGTTTCGCCTCGTCCAGCGTCAAGCCCAGCTTCACCTTGCATTTGTCGCTGTATGCGCCGAGTAGCTTTGTCAGCGCGTCGGCCTCGGCTTCGTTCAGGTAAAGCGTAATGTGCTTTTCTACTTTCATAATGGGTAAGTGATGGTTATTAGCGTGTGCTCCGCTTCGCCTTTCGCGGCCTTGCGTTGCGTTGTTTCGAGTGTGATTTTGTCCGGCTCATCTCCGCGAATGACGCCGATATATCGGAGACAGTCGAGAGTCCACTTTTCGCACAGATTGTCGGGATCGAGCAGGCGTTTTCGGACAGACTCAAAGCGGATATGAACTCGGTCTGCTGCCATTTCTTTAGCTTGGCCCTCTGCCAGTGGCCCATGCTGAGTATCTTGTTCCAGCTTGGGAGTCGTCCCGGTATTATTAGTTTGAGGATTAGCATTGGGTTTTCTAAGTGCAGGTTCGCGGTGCATACACCGCCGCATTGCGTCTGTCATTTCAGCGTGTTTCATTATTTTGTCGAACGCCCTAGCCTCATCGGCGCTGCCCTCGTCCGTTTCCCACCACGCGTCCCATCGGTCTTGCTCGGGCATTGGAAAGTAGTGCCGGGATTCTCCCGCCCGGCGTCGGGTGTGTGAACAGGGGGTTAGAAGTCCTCGGGCAAGTCAGGCCCGCCGTCGTTGTCGCTGACCGGAGGCTTAGGCTTGGCTGGCGCTGCCGCCTCGGGCTTCTTTGGATGGATGCGGCAGACCATACTCGTCTCGCCCTTGTCATTCGTGAACGGCGTTGACATAATGCGGATGCGCTTGCCGATCCAGTCATCAGTGTCGGGGCCGTAAAAGCCCATCACGATGTTACGCATGCCGACGTTGCAGATCATGCCTTTGTCTTCGCCCTTGAAGTGCAGAGCAACCTTGCGGTCTTTCTGTCCTGGACGTTGGCGGCTGTCAAACTCGACAATTTCCACGTCGCTAATAATCACGGTGCGCGGGTCTTCGATTTCATCACCAGACAGCCACTTGCTCGGGAACTCTTCGTTTAGGTTCATTTCGTTTCGTTTCTTTCTTTTTGTTTGTCATCGGTCTTCCCGGATGCGGATGCCAGTTCTCCTGGCGGATAGTTGTCGAGGTCGCTGATCGGAATGTTCACGAGGCCAACGAGCGGCAGCGGAAAGTCTTCCATCTCGGCCCGCATATCGGCGGCGTCCATTTCTCGCCGACCGCGCAACTCGTCCGCAACCTCGCGGGCTATGCGGCGCGGTAGCTCCTCGGATGGCAGGGACGCGCTCACCTGTTTCCCTCCTGTCTTACTTTGCAGGCCGTGCGCTGTTCCGCTGCCACCACGTCCGGCAGCATGTGCTTGAGCGGATTCATTTCGCCCATGTAGCGGTATCCTTCGGCGTTCTGCTTTTCCAGTGCAGCCGCTTTGCCAGCGCGCATGTCCTCATCCTCGCGCATTGCGGCCATAGCCTGCTCCCACGGTGTAAGTGGTGTGCTCATATTCAATATCCAAACTGGTTCAGCCCATTTCGCTCGAAAAACTCTCGGCAGCGTTGGGTGATTTCGATATATGAAAAAGTTCCGATGGTCGTCTTGGGTTTGCGTCCTGCAACGTAAGGAGGCGATTTGCTGTCTGTGTCGGCACAGCTCTGACACATCTTCGCGTTGCCGCGCTTTACTGTCGCCGGTTTGCTGCAATCGCAAAATTGCCTTAGCAGGGTATTGTCGGGTTGGCTCATTGGAATAGTCGGGCGATAAGGTTGCAAACGTCGCGCCCATTCTGGGTGCTGCCTAGTGACCAGACGAGAACGGCGAGCGCGGTCAGGAGCGCAAGCGTGAGCAGCTTCGCTCGGAATAGCGCGAGGTCACGGTCGAGCCTCGCGTGGTAGCAAGCGTGTTTCATGTCCATCGCGCGCTTGTGCGCGGAGTCTATATCGCGGTGGTATGCTGGGGTTGTTGGTTTCATAATTCGATGTTAACCCAAACGCCGTTATCTTGGCGCTGGAATTTGAGCCGTGTCAGCATGGACTCGGCGTCGTTGCGGCGCTTGACCGCTTCGCCAAGTGCCTTCACGATCCGCGTCGTCTCGGCTTCTTTCTCGGCGAGTTGCTTTTGCAGTTCTTGATACTTGCCGAGATCAACAAAGCGGGCGGCAAGGAAGGCGGATGCGTTTGGATAGTTCATGCCGGTTAGTTAGCGGGTTTCGTGCCACGTTTGGACTTCTGCTTTGCGCCAAGTGCGGCCATCAACTCACGATTCACAAGCTGGCTCAATGAAGGCGCAAAAGGGTTGTTCTTATAGAAGGAAATCAGCTTGTCTGCGATGTATCCTTGGATTCGGACGTGGCGGGCTTTGCTCATTTGGTGTGGGGCACGTTGGGGCAACGTGGGGCAGTTGTCCAATTCTTTTTTGCTGTCCCCTGCATTTTGTTTGCAACCCGTTGACGCTCAACAAACGTAACCTTGACGGTTACAATTGAATGTGCTAGCAATCCGCACATGAACGCGAACGAAACGCTTCTGGCAGCCGATGAGTTCCAGCTCCTACACCAGGAGCTTGCCCTCTCTGCGCGCACGCAAGCCTTGCGCCGTGCGAACGCAAAAGCCGCCGGGATGGTGCGGCGCATGGACAAGGCCGCGACGTTGCGGCTGCTTGACAAAGCGTCGCAAGCGCGGAACCGTAGCCGGTGAAGTGAATTGAGGCGCGGGCAATACTGGCGACGGCCAGTTAGAGATCAGCAGCCGTGCTGGTTAGTCCGTTCCAAATGACCATAGAAAACCGTGTTGGTGGTCAGCCGCAGAGGTAATACTCCCGGTGCGGACAACGGTTCGCGTCTCATTTCACTTCATCCGCCCGCCCCGTCAGCCACCGCAACAGCGTCGCCGTCGCCAGCGTTGCCACGGCCCAAGCGAGAGCGCAAACCGGGGCTTTCACTCGCGCATCCCTTTCCAGACCACGGCGAGGAAAATGACGAGCGCAACCAGGCCGATGAAGGACGCTCCGAATGAATGGGACTCGGCGATCATGGCACCCAAGACCGCACGGAATGGACCTGCGAGCGCAGCCGGCGCTTGCGCCAGATGCCGCCACCGTCACGATCTGCTGCCGAACCTGCCGCAGCCTCGGGCGAGGTATTGCCCTCCACGGTCACGAATACGCTTCGGCTCGCCGATTCGATCAAGCCGGTGTGAGCGACGCGGCCTTTGCGCGGGAAGTAGATGCCAAACGCATCGGCAGCGCGCGGTTCCTGACCGCCGTTGGCGCGCGTCCAGGTCGGCGATTGCACCATGTCGGGACTCCACGCCGAGCGCGGGTAGAGCTTCGGATAGCCGGCGGTCTTGCCGCAGTAATAGACGAAAGCGGCGCAATACGGATCACCCTTGCGGTTGCCGGTGCTGGCGAGAATAGCCTCGATCACCGGCCCGTCATTGCGCCCGGTCTTCTCAGTCGTTCCTAGAAGCGAGCGCGCAACGCCCATCACATCCTCGCGCGGCCCGGCACACGCGGCGCATACCATCCACGCGGAAAGCAGAAGGCTAAAGAAGATTTTACTCGGGAGAGCCATATACACGCGAGGCAGCGGGCGCGGCGGATTCTACTGGGACGAGACACACACACGCGATGAAGGCTGCAATTAGAATGGCCAGAGTGGCGAGGATAAACGCCAGCTTGAATTGATGGCTAGCCAATCGCCATTCATCGCCGAATCCGTTTCGGTCCAGCCAGTCGTCAAGCGTTGGAAAGTTGATTTGCAAAGCGACAAACGCGCAGAAGGTCGCGAAAAAGAAATAAGAGGCAGCGACAATCGGTCTTTGGAGATAGCCTGTGTCGAATACTCCCGCTGTCGGGTCCAGCCATCGCAGCATCGTCGGCGAGAAGTAGAAGATTGCAGCGGCGGCGAGCAGCGCGGCGAAGCCCTGCCAGTTGGAGATGAGTTTGAGGATGGTTTTCATAGGAATTTCAGGAATGGGATTTGTGCGCGAAAATAGACCAGCGCGGCGACGCTGGCAACCGTGCCTGCGAAAGCCCACCACCAGCGCCAAGCCCACGTCCGCCACGTCTCGGCCCCGGCGACCTCAACGGCCACCTTGTCCTGGGCTTTGGCGACTTCGGTTTCGAGGCCGGTAAGGGTGAGTCTGAGTTCTTCATTCGATCCACGAAGCGCATCCGTCTCCGACGCGGCGATGCGGAGGGAAAGGATTAGCCGCGCTGTGTCGCCGTCCGGGCGTTCCTTGTTCAGCTTTTCCGCTACCTCCACGGACTCCGCCACGCTTGCCTTTAGCCGCCCGATGCTGCCGGTCTGCTTTGCGACGATCTTGCCCGCCTTGGCCGCTTTCGCTGCCACCGGGGCCATGATCTTGCGGGCTTTTACGGGTGCGCTTTGGCATGAGACTAGAAGGATGGCCGCGAATATTGTCAGAAGTCGCATTTCGGGTGCGTGTGGTCTTTGCGGATGCCGCACTCGCGGCAAATAAACTCGCCGCGCAAAAGCCTCTCGTTCTCGGCTGTCACGGCGGCAATCTCGCGTTCCAAGGCGCGGGCAAAGTCGCGCATGATCCCAGCGTGGTCGGTGCTCGCAAACACCGCGTCTGTTCTCGGGGTTTCGCTCATTGCGTCACGGTAACGCATCCGCGAGCGTGGTCAACAGCCGTTCTGACGACCTGCGCTTCGCTGAGTGCTCGCGCCTTTGCTTCGCGCTTTATCCACGCGGCTTGCGGCTTGGTCACGCCTAGTTTGATGTTGTTGGGGTATCGGGTTTTTTTCATGGAATAGATAGGGCACGAACCTCGCGGAGTTTTCGGCGCCGGTCTGAGTATGTGTCGAAGGCGTAAAAGATAATCTCGCGCGCTGATTTTTCGCGGTCAATAACGACGACGCGGCGAACGATTTCGCCACCAAAGCTCGCCGGTTCAATGGCTGCAATTCTGTCACGCATGGCCCTGTCTTTGTCCCACCGGGCTTTCGCCAGTCGCTTCGCGCGCTCGCGTGACGCTTTGATTTTACGGGTCTGGTAGCTCATGCAAATTTACTCTGTTGGCGCATCGCTCTTAGTCGCGTATCTGCTTGTTCTTTTTCTTGCCCTTCTTCGCCCATGGCTTTTTCCTCCCCGCCCCCGCCAAAGCAGAAAGAGCAAGCGCGGCCTCGGTCGTGATTACCATGTCTCCGCGCTCTCGGTCGGCGACTGTTGAGCGAGCGACGCCCAGCCGCGCAGCAACCTCGGCTTGCGTGCCGAAGCGCTGGCGGGTGGCTTTGTATTCGTCGGCGGTCATTACCGATACTTCGCGGCGAGCGATTGCAGGCGGTTGAACTCCGCATCGGAAATCAGCGGCATTGCGGGGATTACCTTGCGGCCATATTTGGCGAGATTCTCCGCCTCGATTTCGGCGAAGAACGCAGCCTCTGCGGCGGCGTGCTCAGGAGTGCCCCACTTGGGGCCGGAGTTAATTCCAAACGTGTCGTTCTGCTTTGCGGATTTGCGGGTTGCTTTCATGGGTGCAATGTAGCGTGACGCTACCAGAGCGCAAGAACTATTTTGATTTATTTTCAGACCGGCTCCGCACCGGCCCCCCACTCCAATTCTACGAGCGACGCGGGGCTCTAATCCGAACGAAAAAGAACCAAGCGCTGCAGCGAACTGGCGCGGGTTGTCGGGCAGCGTGCTCACGACGCCTGTCCTCCCGCGCCAGTGCGCTGAGCTTCCGCGATGGGCGGCAGTTCTCCGCGCGACGCGTTACTGAGCACGGCAAACGCCGCGAGCATCGCCTCGTGTGCCTGGACGGTGCCTGTGTCGTGGTAGCGTTTCACGGTGGCATCATACTCCGCCCGGAGATTATGCCGCCCATCCACGCGCTGCACCGAACGCGTTCCGCGTTCGTTCCGCGCGTCCTCTAATGCGACCGCTGCCGCACCCCCTGCCACAGACTCCATTTCAGCACGCAGCCAGTCCCATGCGGGATGCTCTGGCAGGCTCAGTGCCCAGCCTTTTATCAGCCCCCGCAGAACCTCCGCCGGCAGCTCGTTTTTAGTGTCGTCCATGTTTGTCCTCCCGCGTCGGTGAGCTTGGATCGGTAGTGGAACGCGCGCCGTCGTGGCCGCGCGGTTTCAAAGCCACCCCCGCCGCCCGTTTCCGTTCGCGCGCTTTCACCATCTCGCGAGCCTGTTTCTTGGTCAGCTTGCGACGGCTTTTCTTTCCGCCTCGCGCCCCGATTGACGCGAGGTATTCCCGTGGGGTCTTCATGCTTCGATGAGCGTGCATCCGTTGGCGAGGTAGTCCGCGAGGTCGTCGCCTCCGCAGACGGCGTGCGTCACTCCGAACGGGTTGTTTGGTGCCAGCCGGATCGCGTGGCGCTTTTCGCCTTTGTTCTCGGCGATTTGCTGCGCGTAGGCCAGTGCTTCCTTGTCGGTTTTGGGGTATTCGGTGTAGGTCATGGTTCTGACTTTATCGTAAGCGGCTTTCGATGCAAGCGTTTATTTCAGACCTCCCGCCCCGCTGCATTCCTTCGCTCACGCGCGGCTCTTGTCTGGCGTCCACTACCCATGCGCTGCTGCGGAGCCGCCTCGCACCGTTAGCGGACATCGCTGCCTCCTTGTGGCGGCTCGCAGAGCTTTTCGTTCGGCGAACTTACTCCGCCCTGTTGCGCGCCGTTTCTCTCACCGTGCTCCGCACCCCCGCCGCCCAAAAACGTGTATTTAGCAGGCGCACAGGCATCGAATGGAAGCAATATGACCGGGAGATGGCCGAGCCATTCGTCGCTGTCCCAAACCTGCGAAGGCCCATCAAGAAACATGCCGATCTCCTCAGCCCAAACGCAGAGTCGCCCGCCGACTGGCTCTAGTGGGTACACGTCGAACTCCATTGTCGCTGGAGCCCACGCGCCCTTATCGTGAATGACAGGATTTGCGCCCCTGATGCACTCGATGTATTCGACGCGCCATCTTCCTTCGCGGTCAACTCCGCCCGCCCCTACCAGACCGCTGCGTCCATTGCAGGCGGTGCGCGGTTCAGCCTCGGCGTTCGCCGAACCACGCGCTGCTGCGGACTGATCCGGGCTGGGGAGGTCAGCGCGCATCGGAGTCCTTTCCGGCCCGGATCAGCCGCAGAGCTTCATCGTTCGGCGAATGGCGCGTCTCCGAGGCGACGCGCTTCCTCCCCGCCGTCCGCTGCCGGTCGAGGCGCACATACCAGCGCGGGATGTCGATGATGTATGCGCTCCTGTCATGCGGTGGCCACACGGTCCATGTCCCGTCGGCGTCGCGTTCTCCGCGCAGCTTCTGTCCTACCTCGAACGTCCAACAGCGCCCGATGATCTTTCGACGCACAACGAGCGCGACGCCTGGCACCGGCGTGAATCGGTCGCGCGGCAGCGTGGTGAGTAGTTGGCTCATTCCAGCCCCTCCTCCCGCTCCGCTTCGTTGCGAACGCGCCGCTTACAATTCGCCGAACCACGCGCTCCAGCGGACGACTCCGGGCTGGGGAGGTCAGCGGACATCGGTGCTCCTTTCGCCCGGCGTCGCCGCTGAGCTTGAGACGTTCGGCCAATCAAGCTTTATGCGGGCAATCGCTCTAATGCACCCAAGGTCTTGCCCCCAATCTCCTGTCAATTCCGCCGTGGCGATCTTCTTGAGCGCGGATTCCATACGGTCCCTTTCCTCCGCGATGCGCTTTGTGTCGGAGTTTGCGGCGCGAAGCAGTTCGTTGTCAGCGCGCAGTTTCCGGCATCGCTCCACCAGTTCGTCCTGCATGAGCTTTCCGGTTGGGTCGCCCACAGCGGCTCGGATGTCCGCAATAAGGCCCAACAAGGCGGTGGACTCAACGCTGACCGCGTTGGCGTCCACCTTGGATTTGATGCGTTTCTTCGCGGTCATCGTGAGTCACCTTGATCGTTAGGCCGCTCTCTATCCTCCGAGCGACGCCGCTCAAAGCACCACAGGCATTCGATCATGCCTTCACGCTCGATGCTCCACAGGTGCTCGCGCATCACACTCGGGCAGTTCATTCGCTTCACGGTTTCTCTCAGCGGCCTAGCCATGCGCTCCAGCGGACTGCCCTGGGCTGGGAAGGTCGGCTCGCTCACGGTTGTCCTTTCCGGCCCAGCGCAGCCGCTGAGCTTGATTCGTTAGGAGCCTTGCGCCGCTCTACTCTCACGCGCTTTCTTCCTCCCACTCCGCCCCTCACCAACCAAAGAATTGCGAACGCGGCTTCTTCCGTGATCGGCATGGCTCCTTCACGGCGCGTGATCGTCAGTCGCGTAAGTCCGAGCCTGTCGGCAAGTTCCTGTTGCGTGAGATTCAGCGACTCACGCAGGGCGCGATATTTGGCCCCGTTCACGATTTTAATTCCTCCCAAGTAAAGGCATCCAGCGCCGCTCCCTCTTGGACCGTCAGCGCGCGGAAATCCGATAGCTCGAAATTGTCTTCCGCCCTGCGGCGCAGGATTTCCGGGTCGCCGTCCTTGATGATGCTCGTCATGTGCGCCCATTTCATCGCGCGGCCTTCGCTGCGCGCTTTGGAGCACGCAGCCTTGAATGACTTTCGGCGCGCGCATGTGAACCATTGTCCGTCGAGTTCGTATTGGATTAGGTAGGTCATGTATGCAATGTATCATGGTGATACATGACAGCAAGCGAAAAGATTGAAAAGTTTCAGACCTCCCACTCCCCGCCAAAACCAAAGTTCCGAGGCGTGAGCATGGATTCCCACGCCCGTTTGTTGTGCGCCAATTCACAATGTCGTCAGCTTTGATGCCGTTCATAAGCACCCCCACTTTGCCCCCGCTTATGCGCCTGTCAACGGAAAGTTTTCGCGGGCTGAACCCGGCCCGAGACTAGGCGGCGTCTTCCGCCGGTCGCTCCGTGGTGGCGTCCACCGGCTCCACAATCCCTAGGATGCCGAGCAGCGTCTTGCCGTCCTCGGACAAAATCGGCTTGCCGCTGGCGAAGCTGTTTTTCCAGCTTCGTTCCCCCCTCACTGCATACTCCACGTTATACGGCTCGTGATACATAATGGTCCGGTCAAGAGCCTCGCGGACTTTCCTTCGATGGTCGGGATGGATTCGCGCCTGGTATCCGCTGCCCAGCATTTCGCGCACTGGCAAACCAAAATAAGTCGCGCATGCCGGATTGACCCATTCGGCATTGCCTTCCGCGTCGCATCTCCACATCGGAGTTGGCGAGCTTTCGAGAGCCAGTTCGGCCATTTTGGCGTTCACGCGATGCCCGTCCAGAAGAGCGCGAAAGCCGTCCCGAATCGTCGCGATGATCTCATCGTCCTTCGCGGACTTCTCGCGGAAATCGGCGGATAGAGTTTTGAGCGATTCCGCGATTGAGCGCATCGCGGCAGCGCTTTCTGCGCGTTCTACCTTTCCGGCGTTCCACCATTTCGCAATGCGTTTCCGCGCCAGCGCCATCCACGCGACGATCCCGGACAGAAGCAGTCCGACGCCGTAGGCTACTCCTTCGCGCACCGCTGCGTCGCCGATGTGGTTCTCGTCGCTCATGCCAGCGCGGCGAGTGCGGCTGCGTGCGCGGCGGCAGCCGCCTGCGCGGCGGCGAGGTCTGCCTCGATCTTCGCCCGGCGTGCGGCTGTGGTGTAGCTGCGGGCCTGCGCGATGACAGCTCCGATGGATTCAAGGTCGCCGCTGGCGTGTGCGGCTTCGGCGGCGGTCACAAGCGCGTCAAGGTTGGTTTGGATGGCGAGCTTCGCGGCTTCCACAGCGGCGGATTGGTCGGATGCGGCTTGGGCGAGGTCGGCGGCGTGCTGGTCTGCCAGCGCAGCCAGTTCCAAATCCTTCGCAGCTAGCGCGGCGGCGTGAGCGTCGGCAGCGGCTTGGCGCGCGAGATTCGCCTCGGTGGCTTGGTCGGCGAGTTGCGCGTCTTTCGCGTCAAGCTGCGCTTTGATGTCAAGCCAGAGTTGGCCGGATTCGGTTTGGATTTCAAACAGTGATTTCATGGGTTTGTGGGTTGTGGGTTAGGCTAAGAGTCCGGCGTTCCGTAGTGCTTTGACTACTTGTGCAATCGTGTAGCCGTCAAACGTGTCGTCCGTTTTGATATTTGTCCCCCCGCCCGTGTGAACAACGGTCGCACTGGCAACTGCCGTTGTCGGCTGAACGATTGGCGTCGCATTCCAGAAGCTGAGTTTCTGCGTTGTTGCCGCGCCTATCTTCGTTCCGGTCGTCGTGTTGAAAGCGATGTTCTGCGCGTCTCCCAATGTGATCCCGCCATTGGCCGTAAGCAGACCTGTCAGCGTGGTGGCTCCGGTGACGGCAAGCGTTGTCCCGCATACTACCGCACCGCTAAAATCGCCGAGAACGGAATACACCCCGCTCCACCGAAGGCCAGACGTTCCGCAGGATGTGCCGTTGTTTGAAAGAGGAATAATTGGCAGCCTCGCGACTAGCCCCCATGAGCTATTCCAAAATGCCACCCATGTTCCGTTTGCACTTACGCCAATGTCGGTTCCCACAAGGCTAGGCGAATAAAATCCGTTAAGGGCATTATTCCCAATTTGTAGAGACGTTACGGAACTTGTTCCGTTGCCAACTTGCACGCTAGTTGCCGTGGCTACGCCTAGAGCGGGCGTGGTCAGCGCCATGCTGGTAGCTGTGGTGCCACTCGGAAGGGCCAGCACTCCGGTGTTGCTCGTGTTAATCGTCGCGCTGCCGCTCGTGCTGCCGCGCAAGACCACGCTGCCGCCCGTTCCGCCATTGGTGCCGAGAGTCGCGCTGCTCGTGCCCGCCAGCGTGGTGAAGCTCCCCTCGCGCGTGCCGCCGGTGATGTCGCTGGTCAGCGCGATGGTGCCGGAGGCGTTTTGCAGAGTTTGCGTTTTGTCGGTTCCGAAAAGTCCCGCAGGGGCTTGGAGATACAAAAAGTTTGCAGCGATTGAATCGTCAAAAGTATAAGACGAGTTTGAGCCAATTTCGATTCCGTTCGATCCGTAACACACATCCGCGACGATTGTCCCTGTAATGTTAATTTCCGCTCCGCCGATAGTGCCGGTGAACGTCGGGCTGTCCGTCATCGCCACGCTGCCGGTGCCGCTGATGGCGTAGCCTCCAAAAGCGCCGTTGTTGTTGTATTGAACCTGTGTGTTGCTGCCTCCGGGTGCCCCAGCATTGTCAGCCGTCCAAGTCAGCGCGCCCGTTGTCGCATTGTCCAACGTGAGCTTGTATCCATTCGTCCCCGCCGCGCTCGGGAACGTGAGCGTTAGCGGGAATGTGACGGTCTTTCCGGCGGCGACGTTGAGCGTGCCGTTCGCGCCGGTCGGGGTTGTGCCGCTGTCGTTTTGGTTTGCGGTGATCTGGCAAAGCAACGGCGTCGTTGCGATGCCGTTTGCCGTGTCCGTGATCTGAATCGCGGCGTAGCTTTGCGAGGTAGCCGTTGCGAGCCACGCCTGCAATTCCGCCGACGAAATCGGGACGGTGAAGGTATAAACTCCCGCGTTGGCCGATGCGCTGTTGACCTGAACCAAGAAATCCCCGCTCGGCGTGGTCGCGTCTTTGATGCCGAATATCCAGACCGGCGTAACGGGCGGCGTGTAAAGCGTTCCGCTGTTTGACCAGCGGAAAACGAAATCAATCGTGTCGCCCTCGGGAAGCACAAGCGGCGGCTGAAAGCGCCCGCTTGTCAGCGAGGTCATCCACCGCATCCGGGTTTGGTCGTGAACGAAACTAATTTGGCCGGCGGAAGGCATGGGATTATGGTGCTACGGCGCGGACTGAAACGAGGCACGCGGCGGTATTTGCCCGCGCGCCCCATGTGGTTAGAGAGTTGTTGAAAAACACGGCGATGCCACCAGCTACGGATGAGCTTCCTGCTTTGAGTCGGATGCAATACGTCGCTCCGCCGTCGCTGGAAATCTCGACGTAGTTTGTCGGATCGAGGTTTTGCAGCATGACGTAGCCGGGAGTTGTGCCCATGTCGCCAAAGTCGAGCGCCTCATAGCTTGTTCCAACGCTTTGCGTGCCGTCGTTGCATTGCGTGCCGGAGACGGTCGCCTGAGTGGTCGCCACGGCGGAAATGCGGGCCAGCGATTTGAGGAATTGGAACGTGCCGGAAAATGTAAATTCGTTGGCCATGTGCGGAGATTAGTTTATATGCGTTGACTATTCAAGATTGAATTTTAGGCAACCGAGCGAACGGTGATTGTCCCGGCGGTGAAATTGGCGGAGCCGTATTCGCTCCAAAAATGCAGGTAGGCAATGCCGCCTGTGACGTAGCTTCCGACGAATGTGATGGGCCAAATCTGGCCCCCGGTATCAACGGCAACAGGCGTCCCGTCCGGCACGTCAAGCGCAACGCTGAAAGTCTTAAAGATGCCACCGTCCGGCACTGTCTCGCTTCCGTCAAGGGTGATGGTTGCAGTCACTCCGCTGCCGCCTCCCTGATTCGGGAAGTTCACCTCCGCGCTTCTGGTTTTTCCCGGATTGTCAACAACCGTAACGCTCGCCGAGTCCACAAGATAGGATCGGATAAACTCGTCTCGCAGCTTGGCGACGATTCCTTTCAGCCCTTGATAGCTGGTCTTTCGGTCAACCTTGGGTATGTCTGGCAGTTGTTGCGGCATGGCCTAGTTCGACGGCAACAGAACGGTGCAAACGTCTTCGCACTCGAAAAGCGGGATGCCTGCTATAATTTGTGTGCAGGTCATTGTGGTGGCGTTGATGCTCCCAACTGGAGTCAATCCCGAGACTAGCGCAGCTGGCGCATTGCCCGTGTATAGCGTTCCGTCCGCGTCGCGTATCTCGCTTTTGTAAATCACTGGCGTAAATGGAATATCCGGCGTGGTGTATGTCGGGACCGTTGGGCGGCTGGTGGTAATATAGCGCGTGGTTGTTTGGCGCGTGAAATAACTAAATGTTCGAGATGCCGAGGATGGCGTGGTCGTCCCGTCTGGATTTACAGTATCTTTTGCAACTGTGATCGTGCCGGTTTGATTTATATTCTGACCATTTACCAATGGAGCCGGGATTCCGCTGAACAGTCCTTTGAAGTTTAGCGTGACGGTAGGATACACCTGATCCTTATCGTCGCTCCAGCTTTGGAGATACCACGTCTGCGAATTGTATGTATAGGTCTGCCCCTGTGCCAGCGCGGCGACGTAAGCCACAAGCCCCGGCTGCGCGCCCCACATTTCGACCGTCAAGGTGTCAATCCCCCAATCGCTCTTGCTTGCGATTGGTGTTGACTTTAGCTCGAAATCGTAGCCGGTTCCGCTGGCTGGTTTGTAAATTACGGATGGCATGGATTATTCTCCGTTGATTCCTCTTTCAATGCTTTTCAGTGTTTCAAGTTCTCTTTGTAGAAATTCCGCATTGGCCTTTTCCATCTCCCTCGTTTTGTTAAACTCCGACAGCGCCTTGGCTGCGCCGCCTCTTGCCATCAGCGAGCGAGACTGAGATGAAAGGTCTCCGGTCGTTAAGGTCGTTACTTTTTCGCCTGGGGACAACCGCCTGCTTAGTGTGCCGCTGGTCAATCCGGTCTTTCTGTCCGTGGGGTTTTCAAGCTCCGCCATCATGCGATTAACGCGACGCTCCTTGCTGCTGGGCCTAGCTGCGCGCTGACCTGATAGCGCGGCCATCAGCGCCTCGCGTGCGGCATCCTTGGCCTCCATTGACGACTTGTGATTTTCCTCCGCCGTTTTGATTGTAACTTGAAGAGCCTCTTTGCGAATTTCGAGCGCCTTCTTTTCGGCGGCGAGCGCGCGCGGGTCAGGTCCGCTGAACTTGGCGAACGTCGGCGCATCCACCTTGTCCTTCATACCGCCGCCAACGCCAATCGCCTGCGATCCCATCAGCGCCTTTTCCGCCGCCATGATTTTCAGATTCTTGGCCTTCTGCTCGGCAACGTCAGCAACGCGGTCGCCGTATTCCACCTGTCGCGCGCTTAGGATTGCCACGCTCTTAGCCTGCTCGTCAATCGCCTGTGTCCCGGCCTTCATTACGCCGACCATCTTGCCTTGTTTCGCGCCGACAATTTCCAGCGCGGCGTTCTGAACATCCAATGAACCGTTGCTCTTTTCCAGCGCATCAGCCATGAGGCGAAAAACCTTTTCCGTGTCGTCTCCCGCGTCGGCAATTTGCGTGAAGCTAATGCCCATTTTCTCGAAGTTTTCCAGCGTCGGCCCGCCTTCCTCGCGCGCGGTAGTCATTGCCATTCCGATTTTCTGCATGCCCATCACAAACTTATCTGCGTCCACTCCGCCCTGTGCCATCACGCCTTGGAGCTTTTGCATGCTCTCGACGTTCATGTTGAGCTGGTTGGCTTGGTCGGACAGGTCGCCGGTCATGTTGGCAATGCCCTTGGCGGCATCAAAGATTTTCTTTGCGGCATAGGCAACGCCGATCCCCTTCATCATTCCAGCTATCTTGCCGGTGCTTTTCTGCGCGCCGGTTTCCATGCGTTTCAGACCTTGCTGAAACTTGGAATCGTCCAAGCCAGAGCGGAACTCTAAACTTTGTGTAGCCATTATTTGTCTGAGTATTTGACGAGAACTTTTCCTACGCCCGCCTTTCGTTCGGCGTAGGCTTGACGGTCATTCGTCACAAAGACAATAGCCTTGCGGAGCGCATTTACCGCGAAGCCGATGTTGCCCGCTCCGGTGTTTGTGCGTTTGGAAAACTGCGTCGTGACAACCGAGTTTCGGATAAGTCCGGCCATGCGAAACAGACCGGCCTTTTTCGCCGTGCCTTTCGCCGCGCTGCCGCCCGGCTTGGCCTTGGCTCCGCGATAGGTTCCGCCAAGCGCCAGGATGGCCGGAATCCAGCCAGCGCGCACGCCACCGATGCCGGAACGCCGACGCTTGGCAATCTTGGCAGCGGTCGCGCGCAATTCTTCCTTCGTGTATTTGCCGCGCTTTTCCGAAAGATGCTTCGCCGCCATCCGCATAAGCATTTCCCTCGGCAGACCGGCGCGCACCTTTGCCGCCGTGGTTTTAGGCGTGAACTGAGCGGCCCGAAAGGCTGTGTCTTTAAGCGCCTTGTTCACGATTTCGGCTTGCGGCTTTTTCGATGCGAGCGCAACGTTTGCCAGCGCCTTTCGGAACTTGGTCAGGTCGCAAGTTAGCGTCGCGCTCATACGATTTCCCCGCCTTCCTGTTCTTCCTCGCGCTGGACGCTCCGACAATCCACACCGTGAAACACCGTGCCGCTGATGGCCCGTTCGTAAAAGTGATTCCACCAATACGTCACGAAGCGCAGCCCGTCCGCGAGCGGAAGCTCCCAACGGATTTGATGCGGCGTGATCGCGCCGTTGAGAACTGCCGAGACTTTGGCGACGTAGGACGCCTCCCATCCCGGCGTCATGCGTTTGGGCTTTCGGTTCCTGTCTCATCTTTAAGGTCCGGCTCGCTCTCGGCTGCTGCGATTTCTGACCATACTTCGGACGCGATCTTCTGCACTTCGTGGCCGGCTTTGCTGCCATGCAAAACGCCCGCCTCATCCGTGTAGCTGATGCCGATTTTCTGCTCGTCTGCCCATGCGGAAAGATCGAGGCGGAAGCGCGCGCAGCCTTCCTCGCCGCGTGCGCGGTCAATCCGTTCCGGCTTTTGCAGGCACAGAAAGACGAGCATTGCAGCCGATTCGATTGTGGATTCGCTGCCGACGCGGAGGCGTTGAAATGCGGACTGGCGGGCGAAGCTGAAAGGCTCAAGGCGCTTGCCTTTGAAGTAGTGAGCAACGCCAAGCTCGGCGGATGCTTCGGGTGCAACTGCGGGTGTTTCAGTTTCCATATGTTAGACCTCCACGGCTTTCATGCGCGCGTCACGAATGATGGTGCGGGTTGACTTGTCGCCAGTTGATTCGCTGCTGCTGGTCCCGGTCGTGTGCGCGATGGCCGGCACGAATAGGTTGCCGCTCTCGTCCCTGTCTCTCCAGAACGGTTTCACCGATTTGTTGCCTACAAATTTTGTTCGCATTTGCGATAACTTGTAAGCTGCCGCTCCCAGTGTTCTTTCGTCAATTTCGATTTCGGGAATAGGCTTGTCATCCTGTGGAGCCGCCTGACTGTCCCATCCTTCACACACTAATTGAAGCGTCTGCGATCTCTCGAAAAAATAGGTTATGTTTCCGGGTTGGCCGTTGCGCCAAAGGTAGCGAATTGCTTCCTCGTGACTTAGCCCCTTCATTTTTTCGTAAAGCGGGTGGCTGCGAATAAATGCGAGCGAGTATTTATTCAGCCCACAAATGCTGTGCTTTCCGTCGTTTGCCCAATCGCATCCGGCGGTTTTCAATGTGATTGCCAGCGTGAGGTTGTCGCAGCCGAAAACCTGCTTTTGCGGTAGTGATTCTGTCGTCATGTCTGAGTGCCGCTTCTACGGTTCCGGCTCCGTTGTTTGGTGGTTAGGTAATTCCTGATCTGGCTTTGTAATCCACGGAAAATCCGACGTAATCGCCTTCTCCGTAGCTCAAGCTGCCTTTCTCCAAATATAGGCCGGTTGTCGGAGCGCCGAAGATGGCGGTGATTGGAGTGCCTGCGGAGAGGGTGGTGTAAGTCGTGACCGGAGAAAAGGCGGTGCCGAGCACCGAAAGCAAAAGCGATCCGGTGTAAGGGCCGCTCACGCTTTTTGTCTTGGTCTTTCCGCTGATTGAAAGCGATGCTTCCATTGGCCCATATGCAACATTGTTGATGATGCCAGCAAACGACGTTTTCTCTTTGATGAACTGCGGAGCGACATCAAGCGTGACGCTTTCGGCGTCAACGAAAAGCTCGGCGGCTGGAAGTGCGAAAGCGGGACCGGCGGTCCCTACAAGTGTTACGGACATAAGTTATGGTTTTTCTAGTTGGCGTTTGAGATTGGCGACGATTTCGGAATGGACGCGGTGCCCCTCGGTGCCCGTTTCCAGCGTGGCGAGAAACGCCTCGCGCGTCACAAGCTCCTGCTCTAGCGGGGAAAGGGATGCCGAGTCGGCTGGTTGGGCGCTTGGTGCTGTGTCGAGCTTCGGCATGGGCGAAATAGTAAAGTGGCGTTGACTATTTGCAAGCGTTAAGTTTCTACGAAATCGTGACCGGCGCGCAGTGAATCGTAACCGTGCTACGGCGCACCAGCGTGGCCTCTAGCTGCTCCTGTTCAAGCGCCTCGCCCCGCTTGCTCACGCCATGCACCCGGAGTGCGGCGTTGCCCGTTTCCAGCGTGGCGGCGAGCGTTGGGGATCCGTAGTAAAACGGGCGCGTGGCGAGGCTGTAAAGGTCGTCAAGCGTAGGCCCGTCGCCTTCGCCGACGTTGGCTTTTTGTTCTACCTCGACCTCCAAACGGACAGCCCATTTCGGCGTGTTGAGCGAACCGATCGTTTCGCTGGTCGCCTCGGCGCGCAGCCGGATGCACGGAATCGGCAGCGTTGTTGCTGGGCGTCCGCTGTTGTCGTCTGCCGCCGTGGTCGTCTGGTTTAGTCCGCTGCTGGCGAGGTTGATGCGGATGTCGGCAAGTTCCGTCTGGTTTGTCCGCAGCGCGGCGGAATAGGCGGACTCAACTAGGGATTCTAGGCTGGGGTTGCTCATCGCTTGCTCGGGTCGATTGCCGTCATTTGATACACCCCGTTGTTGAGGTCGAAGTCGCGCAGCACAAGCGCCGCTTCAATGCCTGGCAGCCGAACCGGGCATTGCGCCTCTGGCGGCACTTCAAACGCGCTGGCTAGCATGGTGAAAGCGTAATCCCCGCCCTGGGCGAATCCGTCAATTTGCAGGTCGTCCGAAAGCGCCGCCACGCCAAGAATACAGTTGCCCGTCACGGTGCCAACCGTCGCCTGCCGCGTGCCGAGGTCGGAGGTCGCGGTGTCGGCGAGCGTGCGGGTCTGCGCGCTGTAAAGCCTTTCCCAAGCTGCGGTGATGCGTGATGCCATGAAACAAAAAGCGCCCGCCCGTTGTTAGCCGAGCGGGCGCTTTGTAGTTATGTTCAGTTAGTGCTAGACTCCGCCGATGATGATTGCGGAATGTTCCGGCTTGAACACCGTGACGCCCCACGCAACAGAAACGTGGTAGGTGTTCATACGGAAGCCTGGGTAGCAAGCCAGCTCAAAGCTGAGGTTTGTGCGAGGATCGGTGATGACCTGACGATCAATCGCCATGTCGCCCTCCGGCGAGATAGCCGGGAGACGGGTGGCAAGCACGATGGCATTGCGGCTAAACGCGATGTTACGTGAGGAAGTGCCGAACACCGTGATGGCGCGGGTCGCCGCAGACTGCGCAACGCGCAGACCGGGCGCGGCAAGCGTGATGCTGTCGCCGGATGCCGGGTTGGCACCGGCAAACGTCGCGGACGCCACGACGTATTTGTTGGTGTCATTGGCGAAGGTAATGATGTCGCCAGCGGCCACGGTGCCTGTTCCAGCGGTTGCCAGAGGAATTACGGTCTGGCCGACCGTGAAGGCGGCGTTGGTGGAGGTTGCGCTTGCCATCGAACCAGCGGTCTGGCTGCCGACCTGCGCGGACTCGCGGAGGCTGAAGCCGTAAAGATCGCCAAGCAAACCTTGGCGAAGCAGGCTAGTGTCGCCGCCTTCATTGACTTTGTAGAGGTTGGCAAAACCGCGAACCGCAACGCCTGCCGCAGTAGAAAGAACGACGTGACGGTCAGAACCGGGAGCGCCGTTATCGTCCAAGATTTTCTTCGCGGACGCGAAGTCGCCAATGACCGGCGCAGTGTTCGCTGTTGCACCGAAAGCGCGGGAAGCGCCAAGGCTCGCAGCGCTCCAGATGTCAGCCTCGATTTCATTGAGAGCGGCGCGAAACCCTTGCGCGATTTGATCCTGCTGGATGCTCAAATAGCCCGGCCCCTTGTTGACGGCCATGATGTC